TGCTGAAATAATTTTATCACCACTTCCTGTTAATGCAACATCGCCTGAAAAAGTTCCACTTCCTGTAACACTAACTCCTGAACTTGTTGTTTCAAACTTTTCGGTTCCATAATGTGATAATCTTACTGCACCTGTAGAACCATCACACACTATATAATTTGAAGTCCCATCACTTCCATCGTCAGTTTTAAGAACAATATCCTTATCAGCTTCGTGAGCTCTAATTTGTAAATCACCCTTGTAATTATCAATAAAAGAATTTGTGGCATTGTGAAACAATCTTAAATCGTTTCCTGTACCTAAACGCAATTCAACATCATCATTAAAACGCATTTGGTTAAATACTTTTATCCTTTGTTCTCCTCCGTCTATTTGAAAATAATTTTCTGTACCACCAGCACCATCATCACAAAAGAATTTTATATCTCCGTCATTTGCGTTTTGCACAAACTGTAAAGTTCCTGTATTGTTTGTTATTACACCTTGCGTTCCATTATGTTTGATAACTAAATCTGCACTATCTCCTAGATGTATCTCACTTGTGTCGGTTAAATTTATATCGTCTCCTGCACTAACGTCAATATCCGTTCCTCCTGTAGTGTTTCCTGCAGCTAAAACTTCAGACAAAGTATTACTAGAATTATTATCTACATAATCTTTTACTGCAGCACTTGTAGGTATTGTTGTATCATTATCGTTATTTGAAATACCGTCAGCTTCATCTACAAACTTTGTTATTGTAATTGATTCTCCTAAATCCTTTAATGAATCAAACTCAAGAGTGCTAACAACTAAATCTGCTCTAGCATATCCTGTTCCACTTGTATTAACTGTAGTCGTTGGTTCTGTTTGTAAATCCTTAAATAATTTATATTTATCATCTCCTGCATCCCTAAATAAACCAGAATACAATGTAGTTCCAGATGGATGATATTTTCCATAAAAACCTATATCAACAGAATCAGCACTTGTGTTTAATCTAGCTAATTCAATTAATGGGTCTTCTACTCTTAACGTATCTGTATCTACAGTAGTTGTTGTTCCATTTACTGTTAAATCTCCTGTTATAGTTAAGTTACCTCCTACTTTGGCATCTGAGTAAACATGCAAATCGTATCCTACTTCTGGAGTAACTCCTATACCTATTTGAGTTGTGCTAATATATAAAGGAGCATTATTACCAAATCCATCCGTTACTTGTTTAGCTGTTGTTGTTAAGTTGTCGTTGTCGCTTAATTTAAGTAAAGCGTCATAAGTGTTTTTTATTTTCTTACCTGTGAGTGTAGCCATTATTTTTTAACCTTTTTATCATTTATCTTTTTAAGATAAGTTAATAGTTTCTTTTTATTTACCTCTTTAGGTTTGTATGTCTTTTTTATAGTTGCCATCCATGAAACCCTGTATCTTTATCAGGGTATATATCTTCATTATTATTACTATAATACTCGCTAAATTTACTTGGTGCATGAAATGTCATATAATCTATAAACCTCTGTGCATAATACTCTGCATAATCTCTCTCCTTTTGAATTAAGAAATCAATCTCTTCTTTACTTGCTTGTGAGCTGTTTTCTGAATTGTGCTTAAATACACCTCCGTTTGATATAGAATAAGCTGCAAATGGTAAATATTCAATCATAGCAAAGTGAATTAACATAGGTTGTATGTAATCATTTACTAAACTTAAATAGTCACCAGACAATGTTCCTCCAATTATATCAGCACTTATTTTATCATATAAATCTGTACCTAAATAATTCTGAACATGAATCTCTTGTGCCAATGCAATAAACTGAATAAACTTATCAGTATCTACATTTGAATTTAAAGCTGTATTCTTAACAATGTCTGACCTTTTTATAAATAGTGCTGTTGCCATTATTCTTCAATATTTTCTGGTTGTTCAACTTCTTGTTCTGGTTCTTGGTCCTCTTTCTTTATACCTGTTTCTTTCTCTATCTCAGCATCTGTAATCGCATTAGTTAAATCAGTAAATTCAAGAGGTTGTAGAGTTTTAAAGTATATGTCTAATTCAATACCATTATAATTTAATATTTTTTCTAGCTCATCAAGTATTGTTACTTGCATTGGTCTAATTACAGTATTATCCATAAGTATTGAAGCAGTTTGTAACTCTTCTGCATTATTGCCAAGACCTGTAGTATCCTTTATACCTACTAACATAGGAGATACAATTCTATGTGATACCATTACTTTTCTCATGGATTCATCAGATAAAAACTTATACTGTTCATGAGCATCAGAAAGTATGACAGGTTCTATAGAAGCTGCAAGGTCTTTGCTATCATTAAATGCCAATATAAATCTACCAGCATTAGACGAACCACTAAACTTTTCTTGTATGCTTCTTTCAATAAGCTCTCTTTGTTCCTCCGTAGGTACTCCGTTATTGAAGTTAATAAGCATACTTGGAGCAAGACCATTCTGAATATTATTTATATGATAATTTGCTATCTCTTCTTCAAGTTCTGCATATTGTAAACCTCCTTGATAATCTACAGGAGAATAATAATAAAAACCTGCTCTATAAGGTTTGATATAAAGTATTTCTAATCCTGAATTACTTGTACCAAATGCAGGTATTCTTTTTGGCACTTTGCTACCTTTGATTTCAGTCCAGTCATTAGCAAAGTAATAAGCGTTAATTATACCCTTTTTATCTGCCTTCTCTGCCCTTAACTTCTCTACAGGTATATGTTCTACCTGAACAATCTTAGAACGGTCCTTAGAATAGATTATTTGAAGTGCTGCTTGACCCATCATTTTATAGTCATAACAAGTTTTCTTCATACAATCCTTTGAGAATAATTCTTTGAGTTCTTTATATTCTTCAGGTTTATCAATACTATCAACAGCATCTAATCCTTTACCATACACCATTTCTGCTATTCCATTAATTGCGGCATTATTTGTAGGGCTTCCATTATATCTATCTATTAAGTATTGAAAATAATTGTTATCATCTCCGTATTCAATCCATTCTTGATTATATCTTTCGGTAATCTCTGGTCTTGTATAGGAGGAAAGATTTACAACATGGATTTTACCTTGTTGTACTTCTAATTTCGGTTTTGGAGCACTCAATCTTCTTCTTGTTGCTCTATTGCTTTTTTTTGTCATATTATTACAAAGTCGTTATCGTAAGAGTTCTCTGTTGTATAATCTCCAGAATGAACATCAAATACGTTATAATCCGTTTGGTCAGTACAAAATATACTTCCTCTATATATAATTGTATTACCATCTTTTACTATAAACGAATAGAATCTATTGGCAACTAATCCAAATGTACCATTAATAGACATGTACCCGTTTGAATTGCTTACTGTAACAGAAACTGTACTTGTAGTACGTTTAGATTTATCAGTAAGTTCAAATGTAACAGAGCTCGATGCACTTCTAGGAATTATCTTAAAAGTTTGAGCATCTGTAGATGTTGTTAATATTATCATATATAAATAATAAAGTTAGCTAAAATTGTTTGCATAAAAAAAGGGATACGTAAAGCATCCCTCTTTTATACAAAGTAAATTTAATTATTAAGAATTAGTTCCTACAGTTACTGTAACTGTTGCACTACCCATTCCTGCATAAGGGTCAGAAGCAGTAGGGCTATCAACAAAGTTAGCTGGTAAAGTTTCCATAGCAGTTAAAGTTAATGTATATCCACTTAAATCACCCATAGCAGCACCAGTTACTATTGTACCACCAGATACATCAGCACCATGCTCTCTACCCATTAAGAATACATTTCCATTATAATCTTCAACAGCTACATGAGGTCTTCCAAATGCAATTAACTTTAATTCTTTGTTATCTTCTTTAGACAACTTATGTAATGTTAAATTCAATGTTTGCTCGAAGAATGTAGTACCATTTTCTCTTGACGAAGTAATGTTTTGTTCAAATGATGAGTTACCTTTTACTTCATATTTAAATGCAGTAAATGTTCCACTCATATCTGTAATTTCATCATCAGTAAGTGTTATAGTGCCTAAATCACCAAAATCTGTGAAATAAACAGCTCTAATACCACCAACTACGTCTTTACATGGTTCTTTTCTTCCTTTAGTTAAATCACAAGCCATAATATTTTATTTTTTAATAAAAAAGGGCAGGTAGTCCATACCACCTACCCTTCTTATGTTATACAATTATTTAATTATTAAGCTAAAGTTAATAATACTAAATCTGAACCGATTCCGTACTGAATACCAGATGTAAATCTCATAACAACTCTTACGTTTTGAGAACCATCTAAGTCAGCCATATCAAGAACTTTTACTTCGTTGTGGTCAGATAAAAGACCAGTACCAAAGTATAAGTTTGATTTTTGTCCAGCAACGATATGGTCAGAAGGCATACCAGAAGTATAAACAACTTCAATTCCTTCAAATGATAATGAAGCATTGTTGTTATACCATTGGTTTCCTTTGTTATCGTAACCTTGAGCACCTAATCCATTAGCACCATATCCTCCTAAGTGTCTGATGTATGCTTGGTATGCTACAGGTGGAACATATATTTTTAAATCTTCTTGTCCATAAACTGCGTTAGGAATTGCATCAACAACATTGCTTAATAAAGTAACAATGTTAGATGAAGTGAATGAAGTTTCAGAACCATTAGCAGCGTCATTTACGTCAGAATCAGCAGCCATTAAAACTGTGAATCCGTCAAATTCTCCTGCGTTTCCGTTTACACCTCCCCAGATATTTTGCTCAGTTTTTTCTGCAACTAAACCTGCAACGTGTCCGATTAAGAAATCAGAGAATTTTGGAGGTAAGTTGTCATACGCTGAGTATCCCATTTGGATTGCTTCCCAGTCGCTTCTAAAGTCTTTCTTACAAAGTTCAAGGTTTACTTGAAACTCTTCTGGTTGAAGAACTCTTTCTGTTAAAGTTACAGTAGCAGTATCAGTAAAATCACAAGTTGCATCTTTTATTACGTTAGAATCAGTTGCGACTTTCTTGATTACTTCTTTGAACTTAATGTTTGGTTTTATCTCGATATTACCTCTATTTAAAGTATTACCAGATAATAATGCAGCCGAAATATAATCACCAGCAAATTCCCCTGCATAAGTAGTAGTAATTGATGTAGTAGTAGCCATTTTTGTCTATTTATTTATCTATTAATGTTAAAAATTTTATTCAATACTCTATCTTTTGTACTGAATTGTCTGTTTTGTGCGTAAAGAACTTTTTTTCTAGGTTGTTCCTCAGTACCTTGACTGATTGGTTCTGCAGCAGGTTCTTTAGAAAGTTCTTCTATTTGTTTGCTCATAGAAACTTTTTCCTTATCATAACCTAACTTCATCTCATCAATCTTGTCCATAATTGATTTGATTTTCATATCAAACTCTTCTCTTGAAACGTATTTTTTTTCTTCCATTTCAATCTCTTCAGAAACTTCTTCTGCAGAAACTTCTTCTTGTAGTTCTTCAGCTTCTACCTCATCAGTTGAAAGCTCTTCAGCAACTACTTCTTCTTGACAAGCAAGTTCAGTTAGTTGTTGTGACATTTCTTCTTCTTCAGTAAGCTGTTCAGAAAGCTGAACTTCTTCTTCTTTAAGCTCAACTTCTTTAACGTCATCTTTTTTAATTAGAGATAATTTCTCCATGATGTCGTTTAGAATTGATGTAGCTTTTTGTTTTTCCATAAAATATATATTATAAAATTAATTTTATTTATAAAAGTAATAATCTATAAAAAAGTTGTTAGATTTTGCCTATTCCTTGTGAACGTAAAGTACCATCACAACACTTTCTTGAATAGGTTTTGCCATCTTTACATAAGCAACCTCTCTTCTTACCTCTCGGCACAGCTCTACCTAATGTTTCATTTGTTTTTTTCATTTCTTACTCTTTGGATGTTTAGCTGGTAGTAAATCATAATCTGTAGTATACTTCGCATTTTGTGGTCTTCCGTTTCTTACCAAGTACATAAAAGCATTAACTCTCGCATGTGCCCACTGTGAGGGTGATTTTACGTTAGGTGAATGACTTGTATTGAAAGCACCAAGACCTCTTTGAAATACTGATGCCAACATACCAACAGTTATACCATAACCTAACTTTTCTTTATATCTTTTGTTAAAGTCATCTGCTTTTTTTTGCAATGATGCTTTGTCTTTTGCAGAAACCTTAGCTCCCTTTTTACCAGAAGCATCTCCTTTAGCTGTTCCTTTTCCTTTAGGATTAGGATTAGGTGTATCAGATTTAGGTGCTTTTGGGCTTTTTCTTACTCCTCCTCTTGGTCCAACCTCTGCATAATCATCTGTTTTCTTTACACACTTTCCGTTTTTTCTTACAAATCCTTTAGGACAAGGGTCGTCTAATAAATGTTTTTCACAAGGCATGTACCAAGTTTTACCTTCAAAGTCGTGTTCATGTATTCCTTTACAACCTAAATCTCCTGCCATTTTCTCAGCCATCTCTTTTGATGAATATGCTAATCTATCATTTATTATTGCGTGGTCTTTATCTACAACCATTGATGCCATTTTTAACTCACCAAGTTCTCTTAATTTACCTCTTGACCAGTTTAATCCTGCTTTACCACCCCATAGTAAATATGATATAGTTCCACACGCTTTACTGTCTCCTGCATCATAATATGTTTCTGCTCTACTTAAATACGAGTACATTCTCTTTATAGTGTCAACAGATAATTTTTCACCTCTTGCTAATTGTTGAGCTCTTATTTTGCCTACAGAAGTAGCACATTTATTATTTACTTTTTTGTTTAGTTCAATACCTCTTTTAGCATTATTTCTAACACCACTTCCGTAATCACCATAAGTTTTCAATTCATATTTATTATCTAGTATTGAATTGGCAATCTCTAACAATATTTCTGTAGCTTCCTCCTCATTTTCTACATAATCTATTGCAGACATTTCTAATTTATCTTTAAAATATCCTTCAATACTAAATCCTTTTACTAATCCTGTTTTTACATAATCATTCCATACTTCATCATTATTTACTTTCATTGAAACCATCCAAGTACCAATAGGTAAATCCATTCCATACTTTCTTGATTTATCATGTACCTCATCTTCTATAATCCAAGATTCAACTACAGATAATCCATGTAATTCAGCTTGGTGCTCTAATGTAGATTTGTTTTGATTACCTCTCATTAAAAATAATTGTGATGCTTGTCTTACAGTATCCTTTGAGAAATATATATAATATTCTTCTTCACCATCTTTTCTATATATATTCTTGTCTGGTACTAATGCAGCACCCATAAGTATTCTTTTCTCTTCATCTACTTGTGCAAGTTTTATTTCGTGTTGTTTAGAAAGAGCAATAAAGTTTTCTTCTATTGCAGGTTGGTCCACAATAGATATGGCTTCTATGCCAGATAATAATTGTTCTTCGTCTATTAATAATTCTACTATTCTCATATTAAATTTATTTATATAATTAACCTAAAGATGCGTTTCCTGTAATATTTCTATCTAGCTCTTGTGCTGATGATATTTCTTTACTAACTACAAATGCTTGAATTGGTTTGCCAGTAATTCCAGCTAATCCTGTAGCTAATTGTGAAACACCACCTGCTCCTACTACATTAAAATCTGGTGCTTCTATTTGTGCTGGTGCAGCAGCTCCAACACTTTGCATTCCAGATTCTCTAGGAACTTTCACTTCTAATATCTTTTTTACATTAGCAATACCAGCAGCAATAACTGCAGCAGCTTGTATAAAATTAAACGGTGGTGGACCACCTTCAGCAAGTGCATTGTTTGCAGCAACATAAGTATCAATAATAGCAGAAGCAACCTTTAATGCTTTATTAGCTGCTGTGTGTTGTCCAAATAAATCTGCTGCTTGATTTAAATATTTTGCTGTTTCTTTTAAAGACGTATTTCTTAATTTTCTGTCTTTTTCTTCCTCATCGTCTTTTAGTTTATCTCTCTCATTTTTAAAATACTTTAATACAGCATTTCTAGCTTTTTCTTTAGCTCCTTCTCCAGCAATAGTGTTATCAATAAGCGTCAAATAATAATCTCTTTGATTTTCTAATTCTTGGTCCTTTCTCGCAAAGTCATCTTCAATTAATTTAGTAGTAAAGTTTTTAGTCATCTCTAACACTTTATCTTGTCCTTTCATAAACTCAGAAAAAGTAATAATATTTAGTTCATCAACCTTATCATTAAATTCACCTAATTGATAATTTATACCTAACATTTCAAGAGTAATCTCTTTAAATTTAGTTATTAAGCCATCTAATCTTGTTTGACTTTCAGATATTACTTTATTAGATTCTTCTCTTGCTTTTCTGTTTCTATTGTCTATTGCTGTTTGTGAATTTACATCTTCATTATATTTTTCTACAACCTCTTCTCCTGCTTCAAATAATGCGAAAAAAGTATCAGCTAATGGAATTGCTTTTCTTATAGAATTAAGATATGAGTTATTAGATGTTAAAGCAGCACCAATCGCTTTTGCAGTATTCTGAAGACCTTGAGTGTGTCTATCAGCAAAATCTGCAGCTTTGTTAATTGTTGAATTTTTATCGTTTTCTATCTCGTCTAATGCTTTAGCTCTATTTGTAAGCTCTTCTTGAATTTGATTTTTAATAACATTAGCTTGTGCTTCAAGAACCATTAACCTAATCTTTTCTTTTAATAGGTTGTTAGATTGATTTGACAACTTATTGTTATCATCTAATTCAAGATTCTGTAATCCAGTTTGTTTTTTTATTTCTTTAAGTAAGTTTTCTTTTTTTGCCAAAGACGTAGTTTCGTCATTTAAAATATCAATATATGTTTCAAGTGCTGTAGTTTGTCCTCTTATTGCGTTTTCTCCTTCTATTAATGCATTATTAACTGCTCTTGCTGCCTTTGCTTTATCCCTGAAGTTTTTGATGATTCTCGGCAAGAACGATATTAATAATTGAACCCCAATTAAAAAAGCTGCTTGTATCGTAAATAAACTTCTTATAGCTTTACCTAAACCTCCTGCTGCTTGAGCTGAAGATTGAAATAAAGTAAATAGCTGACCTAAGTTATTGGCAATCGCTGAAAACCCATAATTAACATCTGATGCTAAACGACCAGTTTCTAATAATATAGCATTATTTAATCCTGTTTGTGTTTTAGCTTTCTTAGTAGTATCTACTAATCTAGCTTGTGCTCCTTCTATATTGTTAATAGCATCAACAACTTTTTTAGAGTTTACCTCAACTGATTTAGTTGCTAAATCTACTTGTATAAGTATTTTTTTACTTGCCATACTTTAATCGTTTTAATTGTTCTTTCATTTCTTTATAATCACGAACACCAGAATATTTACCTTTGGCAATTTCTATTAGTTCATCTTCTCCATACCAATCAGAAGCGTTAAGTAAATCTATTATGTTTCTAATCATCACTTAATTTATTTAAAAGCTCTAAACTACTTACCTCTGTGTTAAAGTTTGTTTCTATAGAATTAATACGATATACCTTGTTTTGTATCACAAGCTCATCATTCAATCTATAGTTTGCTAAAATATCAGTAGATAAATATGCTTTTAGTTTATATATTCTTTTTTTCTCATTAAATATTCCATTTATATAAGTAGCATAAAACTTCTTAAATAATGAGTTAGTTGTTCCTCCGTAGTTTTGTAAATTCCATTCATCAATCTCATCATCAAAATTTATAGTAAAAGACGGTGCTGTTGAGCTTGTTCCATCTTCATTTGTAT